GCACTACTGTTTGTTGTAAATGTATCTGTTTTTACAGCTTGTACAACTTGAAGAGCAGAACCTGCTGGTAAATTACCATCTACTAAAGTTGCACTAGAACCTATACCACTTCCTATTACTTTGGTTAACGCCATCTAGTTCTCCTATGCGTAAGGACTATCGCCTAATACATCTTTATCCCAAGCTGATTTTAATGCACCTATGTTTGCTGCATTTGCAATAGCTGAATCTGCTGGAGCATCTCTCAATGCTTTCTTCTTCTTAACACTTGCAGCTTGTGCATCTGTGTCTGCACCTTCTAATGCTTTCATATAAACTACATCTTCTGCAGCAAGTAAAGGAGTTCTAGCTTCTCTTACTTTTTCTTTAAATATAACTTTAGCTGCTGTTAGGTCTTCTGTTATTGTTGATCCAGATAATGACCATGCATTTCTGAAATGTCTGTCTGATGGCACAGTTGCATCTGCTGCTGCTATACTATTTCCATCTTTATCTACTATGTTAGTTGTCATTTAAGCCACCTCTTGTTTCTGTATGGTTAATTCTTCATTAATCTTCCAAGCATTTCGCCATACTCTAGTGCTTGGTAACTGTTGTTTAGTACAAATAACCATTCTCGGTTTATTTACCTTATCATAATCTTTCCACACATGTTGTGGAATATCTTTCATAATTAAATATTCTATAGCTCGTTCTTCTGTCATTGCCTCAATGGGCTTTGTGTTGTGAAGCAAATACCCTCTTGTATGTTTAACAAAGTCTGGTTTTGCCTCATCCTTTTTCAACTCCCAGTATGCCTCAACGGGAGGTAAAATACCACCCTGCAATGCACAAGCCATCCAATTAGGATCTGGATGAGTTACTTTTGCGGGTTCATCTGGTGTCTCTGGGTCTTCCCATACAACACAATATTCTGTTCTTACTGGCTCTAGCTTTTCTTTTGCCCAACACAGTCTATCCCATAGATGTGTGCCTTGAAATTCTGGTGTTTCTATTGTCATGCTAGTTCTCCTTGAACTGTAACAGAATATAGACCAGTATCGTTATCACTTCCAGAATGACTATGTATTACAGTTCTTGCACTACTTGTTGCTTGTGCCTGCATGCCATAAATATTATTACCACCTGCCATACCACCACCTGCCCAATCATCATTAACCATATTATTTGTAAAAGTAACTGTTGTATCACCTGTACCATTATCTGTTGTTGATGTAACATTAAAAGAATCTTTACTAAATGTTCCATTAGTTGCACCATGATTCCAAACTTTTGCACAACCATTCAAAAGATAGTCGGTATCAATACTTCTTGCAGTACCATCTATCTGTCCACTTGTCTGTAATGTATCAAATGCTATTGTTCCGTTTGCCATTATGCGAGTTCTCCTGCGTACATGGTATTTACAGGCTCGGCATCATGCAAATTTTGATTGACTAATTGTTGATTCACAGTCGCTTGTGCCGTTGTAAAAGGGTCATCGTGGTCATAAGACATAAAAGTTGAATATGAACCACTATCGTGAACACCCATACCACTTCCAACATAATGAATATTTGCCATGTTATTAGTGAAATTATGTCCAGAATCGCCTGTTCCATTATCTGTAACAGAGCCAACATTGAAACTGTCATTTACAGTTGCCTGATCGTGATTTACCCAAGCCTTACATAACCCTTGCTGAATACTTGTCTGTGCTGAACCCTCACCTCTAATAGTCATAGAGTTTGCACTTGCACTAACTACAGGTGTTGAGCCAATAGTTACTGTTGTTGCAGTAGACTTACCAGTAATAGTATCAATTATTATGGTACTCATGCTAAGTCTCCAATTACTAATGATGAAGCATTGTCATTTGGATCAGTGTCAGCATATGAGAATTTTTTAAAAGAAGTACCATATCCAGTTGTTGCCATATCTACTGCATCATTAATAGCATGAATAAAAACACTTGCACCATCCTGCTTGTCATCTGCACCTAAGACACAGGCATAATTAGCATTACCCATATTGTTATTAATTTGTGGTGCAAATCTACCCACTGCTGAATCTGTTACTGAACTCATATTAAAAGAATCGGTGACTGTAACAGAAGCAGTTTTTGTTCTAACCCATGCTTTACATTGACCTTGAGGTAAATTAGATGTAACCGCTCCACCTTCGGATGTAACCACTGCATTATTACCAATAGTATGAACACCTGTTACAGAAAGAGTAGTATCTAAAGTTACAGCACCATCTACATTTAAAGTTCCATTTATTGTAGAGTTTGCTCCATCTAAAGTTAAAGCTGTAGCTGTACCACTTGTACCTTGTATTTTGTCAACTCGTATTTCACTCATACAACTACCAACCTTCCACCATCTTCAACAGTAATAGTCTTATTACTTGCTACAGTTATTGGACCTGTAACATTAGCATTTTCTGATGCAGTTATTGTAATATCGTCTGATAAAGTTTGAACATTTGTTCTAAATATACCATCCGCTTTATATGTACCACTTAACTCAACTGGAGGTGCAACTGTACCTATTGTTCTATGTAAATAATAAACGAATATATTATTCCCAGAATTGCTAGAGGGAGCCGCAGTAAATGTTAAAGTTGTGCCACTAGATACTGCATAACCTACTGATGGTTCTTGTATCACACCATCTACAGATACAAGTATATCTTCATCACTTCCTACACCAGCTTCTAATGTAAAAGCAACAGTTGATCCATCACCAGAATAAACAGAGGCTGCTCTGGGTACTACAAATCTATCTACTGCCGGGTTACCAATATAAGGCATATTATGTTATCTCCATAATGCTTAATGTACCACTTAGTTTATCAGCTACACTACAGTCCACAGTAATTTGATCTGTAGTTTCTAATACAACCTTATTACCTGCCAATAATTCTAAAGCACCACCAACCGGTATTGGTGCGTCTTTTACAATAATACTTGTGCCATTTGCTGTATTGTTTGTTACGGCTCTATTGGCAGTATCACTAACTAATCTAACTGTCGCAGTAACTTGTGCCGTATGTATGTTGGATAATACTAATCCAAGTATGATTGTTGTTGTACTACTTGCTGCCGTGTAGACTACATATGGAGTTCCAGCACTAGCAGGCTCGGCTGCAAAATTAACGACTTTAAATGTATTTGCCATATTATTATCCTAACGCTATTGCTAAAGCTGTCGCTTCATTCGCAGCTAAATCTGCTGTTGTTGCACCTATGTCACTCAATACTTCACTAGCACTTCTGCCTTCTATTGCAGTACCTGCAACTCTTAAAAAATCATCGTCTGCCACACCACTTGTAAACTTAGGTACGTTGTTATTCGATATACCTGTAGACAAAGTTGCTGTTGCTGTTATTGCAGTACCATTTAATGTAATCGCATCCGCTTCCAATGTACCATCAAAGTCACCGTCAACAGCGTCTATGTTACCCTTAAATATAGTAGCTGTTACTGTGCCTGTACTTGGATTGTAAGCAAGGTTACCATCCATTTCTAAACCAGCATTACCTGTGCTTGATGTTGCACCTTCTACAAAAGTGATGAGATTTTCCTCATTAGTACTTTCGTTATCTGTTACTAAAACATGAGCAGAGTTTGTTGCATTGGTTACTGTTACACCTGCAATTACTGTGTTAAGAGCAGTTCCTCCAACTGTTATCGCATCAGCTTCAAGAGTGCCATCAAAATCGCCATCTACTGCATCAATGTTACCTTTGAATATTGTAGCAGACACTGTACCCGAACTAGGATTGTAAGAAAGATTACCATCTGATTCTAGACCTACATTACCTGTTGCCGAAGCATCTTCTATGAAAGTAATTAAATTTTCTTCATCGGTGCTTTCGTTATCGGCTACGCTAACATGTGCAGAATTAGTGGCATTGGTAACTGTAACTCCAGCTATAACAGTATTAAGTGCTGTACCTCCTACAGTTATAGCGTCTGCCTCTAAAGTTCCGTCAAAGTCACCATCCACTGCGTCTATATTGCCTTTAAAAATTGTAGCAGACACTGTACCTGTGCTTGGGTTATATGCAAAGTCACCATCAGATTCTAACCCAACATTTCCAGTAGCAGAAGTATCTTCAATAAAAGGTATTAAGTTTTCTTCATTTGTACTCTCATTATCTGCAACACTTACATGTGCAGAGTTTGTTGCGTTTGTTACAGTAACACCTGCTATAACAGTATTTAAAGCCGTTCCATTAACTGTAACTGCATCTGCTTCTAATGTGCCATCGACATCGACATCGCCAGAAATATCTAAGTTTGTAAA